GGTGGAAACCACCTCAAAGGGGGACCGGAATCCGTCGGAAGTCCGCCTGCTGGTTCAGATACAGCGTAATGGTGGCTGGGTGACGGAAAAAGACATCACCATTAAAGGCAAAACCACCTCGCAGTATCTGGCCTCGGTGGTGGTGGATAACCTGCCGCCGCGCCCGTTTAATATCCGGATGCGCAGGATGACGCCGGACAGCACCACAGACCAGCTGCAGAACAAAACGCTCTGGTCGTCATACACCGAAATCATCGATGTGAAACAGTGCTACCCGAACACGGCACTGGTCGGCGTGCAGGTGGATTCGGAGCAGTTCGGCAGCCAGCAGGTGAGCCGTAATTATCATCTGCGCGGGCGTATTCTGCAGGTGCCGTCGAATTATAACCCGCAGACGCGGCAATACAGCGGTATCTGGGACGGAACGTTTAAACCGGCATACAGCAACAACATGGCCTGGTGTCTGTGGGATATGCTGACCCATCCGCGCTACGGCATGGGGAAACGTCTTGGTGCGGCGGATGTGGATAAATGGGCGCTGTATGTCATCGGCCAGAATTGCGACCAGTCGGTGCCGGATGGCTTTGGTGGCACGGAGCCGCGCATCACCTGTAACGCTTACCTGACCACGCAGCGTAAGGCGTGGGATGTTCTCAGCGATTTCTGCTCGGCGATGCGCTGTATGCCGGTATGGAACGGGCAGACGCTGACGTTCGTGCAGGACCGACCGTCGGATAAGGTGTGGACCTATAACCGCAGTAATGTGGTGATGCCGGATGATGGCGCGCCGTTCCGCTACAGCTTCAGCGCCCTGAAGGACCGCCATAATGCCGTTGAGGTGAACTGGATTGACCCGGATAACGGCTGGGAGACGGCGACAGAGCTTGTGGAGGACACGCAGGCCATTGCCCGTTACGGTCGTAACGTCACGAAGATGGATGCCTTTGGCTGTACCAGTCGGGGGCAGGCACACCGCGCCGGGCTGTGGCTGATTAAAACGGAACTGCTGGAAACGCAGACCGTGGATTTCAGCGTCGGCGCAGAAGGGCTTCGCCATGTACCGGGCGATGTTATTGAAATCTGTGATGATGACTATGCCGGTATCAGCACCGGTGGTCGTGTGCTGGCGGTGAACAGCCAGACCCGGAAGCTGACGCTCGACCGTGAAATCACGCTGCCATCCTCCGGTACCACGCTGATAAGCCTGGTTGACGGAAGTGGCAATCCGGTCAGCGTGGAGGTCCAGTCCGTCACCGACGGCGTGAAGGTGAAAGTGAGCCGGGTTCCTGACGGCGTTGCCGAGTACAGCGTGTGGGGGCTGAAGCTGCCGACGCTGCGCCAGCGCCTGTTCCGCTGTGTGAGTATCCGTGAGAACGATGACGGCACGTATGCCATCACTGCCGTGCAGCATGTACCGGAAAAAGAGGCCATCGTGGATAACGGGGCGCACTTTGACGGCGACCAGAGCGGCACGGTGAATGGTGTCACGCCGCCAGCGGTGCAGCACCTGACTGCCGAAGTCACCGCAGACAGCGGGGAATATCAGGTGCTGGCGCGCTGGGACACGCCGAAGGTGGTGAAGGGGGTGAGCTTTATGCTTCGCCTGACCGTGGCAGCGGATGACGGCAGTGAGCGGCTGGTCAGCACGGCCCGGACGACGGAAACCACATACCGCTTCACGCAACTGGCGCTGGGGCGGTACACGCTGACAGTCCGGGCGGTAAATGCGTGGGGACAGCAGGGCGATCCGGCGTCGGTATCGTTCCGGATTGCCGCACCGGCAGCACCGTCGAGGATTGAGCTGACGCCGGGCTATTTTCAGATAACCGCCACGCCGCATCTTGCCGTTTATGACCCGACGGTACAGTTTGAGTTCTGGTTCTCGGAAAAGCGGATTACCGATATCAGGCAGGTTGAGACCACAGCCCGCTATCTTGGTACGGCGCTGTACTGGATAGCCGCCAGTATCAATATCAAACCGGGCCATGATTATTACTTTTATATCCGCAGTGTGAACACCGTTGGCAAATCGGCATTCGTGGAGGCCGTCGGTCGGGCGAGCGATGATGCGGAAGGTTACCTGGATTTTTTCAAAGGCAAGATAACCGAATCCCATCTCGGCAAGGAGCTGCTGGAAAAAGTCGAGCTGACGGAGGATAACGCCAGCAGACTGGAGGAGTTTTCGAAAGAGTGGAAGGACGCCAACGATAAATGGAATGCCATGTGGGGCGTCAAAATTGAGCAGACCAAAGACGGCAAACATTATGTCGCGGGGCTTGGCCTCAGCATGGAGGATACGGAGGAAGGCAAACTGAGCCAGTTCCTGGTTGCCGCTAACCGTATCGCGTTTATTGACCCGGCAAACGGGAATGAAACGCCGATGTTTGTGGCGCAGGGCAACCAGATATTCATGAACGAAGTGTTCCTGAAGTATCTGACGGCTCCCACCATTACCAGCGGCGGTAATCCTCCGGCATTTTCCCTGACACCGGACGGGCGGCTGACGGCGAGAAATGCTGATATCAGCGGTAACGTGAATGCGAACTCCGGGACGCTCAATAATGTCACGGTAAATGAAAACTGTACGATTAAGGGCATGCTGGAGGCGAACCAGGTCAGAGGTGACTTCGTTAAAACTGTATCCAAATCATTCCCGAAAAAGGCTGGTACGTGGGGTAACACGGAAACACCAAACGGGACGGTTACAGTCACCATTTACGATGATCATAACTTTGACCGCCAAATCATTATTCCGCCCATTATTTTTAACGGTGTGGCGTATGACGATCCGGGGAGCGGTAATAACCCGGGAGGTACGCGATACACGGGTTATGGTTTTGAAGTTCGCAAAAATGGCGTATTAATCGCATCCAGAGAAACTAAAGGAGCCATTCCCGGTAGTTACAGTGCGGTTATTGATATGCCGAGTGGTGGTGGTAACGTCACTCTGGAGTTTAAGATTTTCCAGAAAGGCAATCAGGGCGCAGGAAACATCACAGACTGTACGGTGATTGTGACCAAAAAAGCTGCTTCCGGTATCAGTATCCGTTGAAATATTTATAACCCCAATACGGGCGCCAGCAATGGCGCCTTTTTTATTTGTGGAGTGAGTATGGCAGTACAGATTTCAGGTGTGCTGAAAGATGGTGCGGGAAAACCAATACAGAACTGCACTATTCAACTGAAGGCAAAGCGTAACAGCACCACGGTACTGGTGAACACGGTGGCCTCTGAAAATCCGGATGAAGCCGGGCGTTACAGCATGGATGTTGAGTATGGCCAGTACAGCGTCATCCTGCTGGTTGAAGGTTTTCCGCCTTCACATGCCGGGACCATTACCGTCTATGAAGGCTCCAGACCAGGTACGCTGAATGATTTTCTCGGTGCCATGACGGAAGATGATGTCATGCCGGAGGCATTGCGTCGTTTTGAGGAAATGGTGGAAGAAGCGGCACGCAACGCTGAAGCCGCCTCTCAGAGCGCAGCGGCGGCAAAGAAATCCGAAACTGCAGCGGCATCATCGAAGAACGCGGCGAAAACCTCAGAAACGAATGCAGCTAATAGTGCACAGGCGGCAGCGACCTCACAGACTGCATCAGCAAACTCCGCGACAGCAGCCAAAAAATCAGAAACCAACGCGAAAAATAGCGAGACAGCCGCAAAGACGAGCGAAACCAACGCAAAGTCCAGCCAGACGGCAGCGAAGACCAGCGAAACGAATGCTAAAGCCAGTGAAACTGCGGCAAAAAACAGCCAGGTTGCAGCAGCCCAAAGCGAGAGCGCGGCAGCCGGTTCTGCGACTTCAGCAGCTGGATCAGCAACTGCTGCGGCTAACAGCCAGAAAGCTGCGAAGACGAGTGAAACTAACGCAAAGTCCAGCCAGACGGCAGCGAAGACCAGCGAAACGAATGCCAAAGCCAGTGAAACTGCGGCGAAAAGCAGTCAGGATGCAGCGGCCCAAAGCGAGAGTGCCGCAGCCAGTTCTGCAAGTGAGGCGGCGGCTTCTGCTACTGCATCAGCCAACAGTCAAAAAGCTGCAAAAACCAGTGAAACCAACGCAAAGGCGAGCGAGACTACGGCGGCCAACTCGGCGAAAGCATCCGCTGCAAGCCAGACCGCTGCAAAAGCAAGTGAAGACGCAGCCAGAGAGTATGCAAGCCAGGCAGCAGATCCGTATAAATATGTCTTACAGCCGCTACCTGATGTGTGGATACCGTTTAACGATTCACTGGATATGATTACGGGCTTTTCGCCATCATATAAAAAGATTGTTATTGGTGACGACGAAATAACGATGCCTGGCGACAAGATTGTTAAGTTTAAACGTGCATCGAAAGCAACCTATATTAACAAATCTGGTGTGCTGACAGAGGCTGCCATTGATGAGCCTCGATTTGAACGTGATGGCCTGCTTATTGAGGGGCAAAGAACGAACTACATGCTCAATTCGGAAAACCCTGCCAGTTGGGGGCGATCGTCAAATATGGATGTTCCCGAAACCGGGACGGATAGTTTTGGTTTTACCTATGGAAAGTTTGTCTGTAACGATTCTCTGATTGGGCAAACCTCAGCCATTAATATGGCATCAATTGCTGCAACAAAGTCAGTTGATGTCTCAGGCGATAATAAATACGTGACAACCTCATGTCGTTTTAAAACAGAACTGCAGGTAAGGTTGCGTATCCGATTTGATAAATATGACGGTAGCGCAACAACTTTTCTTGGTGATGCGTATATTGATACACAAACGCTTGAAATTAATATGACAGGCGGCGCTGCCTCAAGGATTACAGCGAGAGTCAGAAAGGACGAAGCTACCGGATGGATTTTTGCAGAGGCAACAATTCAGGCAATTGATGGGGAGTTAAAAATAGGTTCTCAGATACAGTATTCTCCTAAGCAGGGCGGGGCAACCGTATCTGGTGACTATATTTATCTGGCCACCCCACAAGTAGAAAATGGGCCTTGTGTATCATCTTTTATTATATCAGGAACGACGGCGGCGACCCGCGCAAGCGATATAGTTACAGTTCCCATTAAGAATAATCTTTATAATCTTCCTTTTACGGTTCTTTGTGAGGTACATAAGAACTGGTATAAAACGCCAAATGCAGCGCCGCGTGTTTTTGACACCGGCGGTCATCAAACCGGAGCGGCTATTATTCTTGGCTTCGGTTCTTCAGCAGATTACGACGGATTTCCTTATTGCGATATTGGAGGAGCTAACAGACGGGTAAACGAAAACGCATTGCTTGAAAAAATGGTTATGGGGATGCGTGTAAAGTCAGATCAGTCTACGTGCTCAGTAAGTAACGGGCGTATATCCAGCGAAACAAAAACCACATGGTCCTGTATTCAGAACACCGCAATTATCCGTATTGGAGGCCAGACTACAGCCGGGTTACGTCATTTATTTGGTCATGTCAGGAATTTCAGAATATGGCACAAGGCATTGACTGATGCTCAGGTGGGGGAGTCAATCTAATGAAAGATTTAACACTCAAATTTGCCGACAGGGCCGACTTTTCGGCCTTTATGGAGAGTATTGGCTATTATGATGACGAGTCGATGCAGGATGATATTCTTATTGACGTGATAGGTAACGTGTACAAAGAAAACGGAGAACTGAATGAAGATGGCGAACCGGTATGTGTTAAGGACGACGGATATTTTGTAAACGTGCGCATCATTAATGATGTGAAAACACCATCAATATTCGATGAATACGTGGTTGCTGTTGAGCATCAACTTCGTGGCTGGATGTGAGGAAGAAAAATGGCTACATCGACAGTAATTCCTGATGACATCAAAACGCTAAAATCCGACGTTAGCAAATTAAAAAACGATCAAGGAAGCTACGCAACAAAATCATATGTAGACAGCAAAGATGAAACCGTTGGTGACTGGTCTGCTTCATGGTATCAGCAGGTATTGCCAACTAGCGGAGCTATATTTGGGAGAAAACTCCGCTCAACTCACAGGACGGCAGGTGTTGAGGATGCGTATTGCGAACTATACCTCAAAAAATGGATAGACAGTCCAGGTAACGCAATGGCGCGCCTTAACCTGAACGATAACGGGACAAACATTTGCTGGGACTTTACCAACCTTTATGGCGGTACGATGATTTTTCCCGGTGACAGCGGATACCTCAAAATGGGTAACTGCCTTATGTCATACAGCAAGCGTGGAAGTAACGCGCTTATTAAATTTGATTACACCGACACATTACAGATCAAATATGCCAATCATGGGTCAACCATGACATTAAACACACAGGGAACCGCT